ATCATAGAGCGTACGACTAGGAAGTATGGACCAAAGTTCTTGTCCTTAATAATCTTAAGCTCTACATCCAAACGATCTAGATACTCTTGGTTATCTGCAAGCCCCTTGGCCTTTAGACCAGCAATTGCTAGGTCGTAAAGCTCTCCATCTGGATCCTGGTACTGAACAGGTAGTAGGTCTTGGTAGTCCTGGATGTCGTAGTCTTCAATCTTGTCTACGATATCTAGGGTAGCCTGATACATATCTTCACGATCAATACCCTGGGCCTTCATAGCATTATGCATCTCTTCATCAGAGAGCAGGTGAATGTCAAACTTGTTAAAGGACATCTGGCGGTCTGCACCATAAAGATAGTCTAGACGCTCCATAAGGGTGTCATACTGGGTTGACTCCTGATATGAAACATCATTAAGAGTCTTATTAGAGTAAGAGTTTAGGATAAGCTTGAGTTCCTGAATCTCTTTCTGAGATGTATCTGCATGGTGGCAGTCTGGAGTTACTACAGGAACTACCCCAAACTCATCAGCCAAGTCAAGCAATAGCTTGTTTACTTCTGGTGGGTTGTGTGGCATAACCTCAATGTAATAGTCCTCGCCAAAAGTCTTCTTGGCCCACTGAATGTGTTCCTTGGCAACTGCAAGGTTATCTGCCTCAATTGCCTTTGCTAGGAATCCTGACAGACAGCCAGAGGTAATGATTAGACCCTCTTTATACTGCTCTAGAATCTGCCAGTCCATGCGTGGCTTCTTATAAAATCCTTCTGTCCAAGCAAGCTCATTAAGCTTGTTTAGGTTCTCTAGGCCCTTAGCGTTCTTTGCAAGAATAATAAGGTGGTTATAGTTAAGGTCTAGGAGATCGTTCTTTTCTTTCTTGTCTTCATGATTGAAGCGATCCTTAGTGATGTACCCCTCAATTCCCAGGATAGGCTTGATGCCTGCTTCCTTGGCAGTACGATACATCTCACGGTGGCCAGATAGCGAACCGTGATCTGTGATTGCAATAGCTGGCATTCCCAGCTGTACGGCACGATCCACATATTCTTGTGGTGTGGCAATTCCATCAAATAGCGAGTAGTGTGTGTGGACGTGTAGACCAGCGTAACTCATTAAGTTCCTTTGTTAGTTTTTATATTGTGTAAAGATTATGACATATTTTTGACACGTTGTCAATACGTGTAAAGCAAATGGGGGTACCATTTATAGATACCCCCACAAGCTTAGTTATTACCAGTCAGTGTTGCTTGAGGTAATTGATGGAGCATCAAAACCAAAGTAGAAGTTTTCCTGCTCAGCATATACTACTTCACGGACAACCTTCTCTAGGTTGAATGCCTCAATACCATTCCATGCGAACGGTTCTGAGTCTGGCTTGGTTGGAAGCAAGGTGTAGCTGGTTTCAGTTCCCTGACCATTACGCTTAATCTTCCACTCAAGGTTTGAGATTGCTCCAGTCTCAAGTGCATACTCACGAATAGTGTTGAATGCAGACTGCTTTGAGATACCCTGTGACCATACGGCTACGTATGGATCTTCAGTGCCATCATCAATTACTACGTTGCAGTAGAAGCGTAGACGTGAACGCCATCCTGACTTAGGCTCCTTACGAGCCATCTCACAACCGTAGCAACGACCCTCTGAGTCAATGGTACAAGCAGCCTTACGCTTGTAATCCTTTGGGTTGGTGTGCTCTGAAATAACTACAGATAGACCACGGTCTTCTGAGTAGCTTGCTGAATCCTGGTCCAGCTCTTCAATAAAACGAATCTTTGCAGACTGTCCGTCAGCTAGCTTTACCCAGCGAACCTTCTGTCCTGTGTTCTCATACTTTGGCTTATCAAGTAGTGCACTGATATCTTTTAGCCCTTTAATTACGCTCATGATTTCTCCTTGTTTTTATCTTGGTTAATTATTGTAGCATACTAGCGATAGACTTGTCAAATGATTCGTCAAGACTCTTGATTGCTTCATCTGGCATATCGCCAATATCCTTGTATTGTTTATCTAATTTGATAACGGATACACGAGATCCAAGACGTTCAACAATCTTGTCTTTCATATTTCCGCCTGCTTCATCATTATCTGCAATAACTATAACATTATTGAAGTATTTTTGTAGTAGGTCTGTTTGTATATTGGATACGTTAGCACCCAATGTAGCTACCGCTGGAAACCCACACTGGTCTAAACGAATAGCATCAAAAGAAGATTCTACCACATAAACCTTGCTAGATGTTCTAACACGGTTAAGGTTGAATAGGGTCTTGCTCTTTGGCAGCCCTGGAGTGTTCTTAAACTCTTTGCCCTCAATGGAGCGACCAACAAAGCCAATCTCCATACCATCTGGTGAGTGAACTGGGATTGTGACCATATCCTGCTTCTCAGAGAAGCCAAGTGCAAACTTCTTGACAGAGTCTTCTGTGATTAGTCTGCCAGAGTAGTAACGCATTGCACGTGGTGACTCCATGGCTTGTTGGTTTAGTCTCTTGATCAGCACCTGATCATACTGGACAAACTCTGCCTTCTTGTGCAGCTTTTGCTCAATGTCTCTGGAAAGATCAGTCTCAGTCTCTTTAGACTTTACATAGCGAACTGATTCAAAGTATGAGCGTGCAGAAGTGTGCATAATAAACTCAATAAGGTCTGCAACTTTTTGACAGGAAAAGCAAAAGAAGGTTCCGTTAAACTTGTCAACCTCTCCAGCTGGTGAGCGAGAGTTGTTGTGATATGGGCAAAAGATAATGAAGTCAGAGTCAATCTCAGAGACTATATCTATACCTGCTCCTGCGAGAACTCTTTTGACTTGTTCTGGCGAATAGGTATTACCGTAACTCCGTCTATTCCTTGTATCCACTCTGCCTGTTTCTTCCCTGTGTATATTCCATATATTGATAATTCAAATTCAAATGTTTCTGCTTTTTCATTATACTGTATTGTAAAGTCTGTGTCAATATCTAATCTTTGAACATATCCTGATAGTCTCATTTCTGATGCTAGCAGTCTTATGTACTCATCCTTAAGCCTCATGATCAATGAATCATTGTAGATCACACCACTTAAGTTAAACCTTTTGATAGGCTTATGATGAAAGCTTGTCATGAATCAATTATACTACTTATCTTCAAAGTCCTTGTACTTGTACCAGCCCTTGTCAAAGTCTGCCTGTACGATAAACTCACCCATAAAACCATTACGGTTCTTACGGAATACACATTCAATGATATCTGAGTTGGTGGCACGACCCAATGCTAGGACCCAGTCAGCGTCATAAGCGATCTGGCGAGACCAAGCGGTCTGGCCTAGAGTAGGAACAGTATCCAACTTGTTAACGTCATCTGGGGTCGCTGAAGAGATTGCAATGATTGGCATTTCCTCAGAGATAGCCATGAGCTTTAGTTCACGAGAAAGGTTCTTCATACGAACAGTCTCATTCTCTGACTTCTGGTTTGGACTCATTAGCTGTAGGTAGTCAACGATGATTAGGTCAGGCTTGTACTGATCAATCTTGCCTCTAATAACGCTTGGCGTTACTTCTCCACCACCATCATTAGAGATAATGTGGAACTCTGGCTTACCCTGTAGCTCTTTTGCGTGCCAACGACGAAGATCGTCTGTCTCTACAGCACCTGCAGAAAGCTTACGGTGTGACCATAGACCTTCACCCATAATGGTGAATACACGGTTACGAACTTCTGTCTCACTCATTTCAAGAGAGATTACTAGTGGTGACTTTCCAGACTTCCATGCCTGTACCGCAAAGTATAGGGCCATCCACGACTTGCCAATACCTGGATAGGCTAGGAATACACCCAGCTGTCCTGGAGTAATTCCAGCAGGCAGGTAGTTGTCAAATCCTGCTAGACCTGTCTTGATTCCAACAGAGCCTAGTTCATTCTGTCTCTTGACGTTCTCGTAATAGGCTACAGCATCTTCAATGTCTGTTGCATCAATGTCACGGATTACAGTGGTGGTCTTCTTTAGTGCTGAGGTCTTAGTAATAATATCTTCAAGTGCCTTTACGCCCTGACCTGCCTGGACCTCACTTGCTGTGTTTCGCAAGATGTCTTTTAGGCTGTCGTTTAGATACTCTACCTGCAGCTCTTCTAGGTGGTACTTGGTAGCCCCAACGCCATCAATAGGCTGGAAGTCACGGAACTTGTCTACAAGAAGTGAGGTTGGTGGTGTGGTTCCATTCATCTCTGAATAGTTGCGAATGAACTGCCAGATATCGTTGTGGGTACGCAAAAGTCCGTCCACATTGGCTTGCAATAGAACGTGCACCTGCTTGTCCTGTAGGACTGCTGATATTAATTTGGCTTCTACATTACTCATTTAACCACGCCTGAGCTAACTTTCGTCGCTCAGCTCTCTCCTCAATGTCTCGTTTATAATCGTTTCTTGCATCAATAATCTTGTCAGCATAGTTTGCGAAGTATTTCCATGCTGGCTTTTCTGCTGTCTCAAAGTAATAGTCTAGCAGATCATAGCAAAAAGGTAAAGTGTAAGATTCAATGAGTGCATCTGCAGCCCACTGCTCTACGTTTAGATTTAATAATGGCTTTTCTTCATACTTAGCAGTATGTAACTTGCTATAGCGAGAAAGCAAAGCCATACGGTCTTTGCGTTCTACAGCCATTACTCTAGTTCAGACTTAGATTCGTTAACTTTCTCTGTGAGCTTCTGCTCTACAAAGCTGTACACACGCTCAAACGCCTCATTGACAGTTTCACCATCACGACGTGAGTCTACAACACCAAGATCAATCCTTAGTGACTGAAAGTTTCCTAGGTTAAGTGTGTATCCTAGTGTAACGTTTACCTTTGTTTCTTCGCTATTCATTCTCATACCCTTTCAAAGGTTAAATAGATTCTGACCAAACTGGGATGAATCTTCCATCGTCAGTTCTTGTATATGTCAGTATACCATCTCCCATACGCCTTGTCAACTCTTGACGTGTTGGAGTTATATCGTTTGTAATAAGCTTGTCAGCTCTTGGTCTTCCAATATGGTAGGTAGCTAGTATATCACGAAGTTCTTTAACTTGCGACTCAGAGTAGTAACTTCTTACCTGCCACCCTCTTGCTCCACCCTTTTGGGATCCAGTTGGTTCTGGCAATACCCCACGAAGAACCAGGTTTGGCATATATTTTTTGTGACGATTTACAAGATCTGCTGCTTCGCCAACTGTATAGGCTCTCTCACGATTCTTTTTAAAATCACTAATAAGACAGCTTTCAATCTGATCTTTGGTAATGTTGTAAACAGACATGATACCATTTGATCTGTTTAGATGATAAACCCTTACAAGATCTCCATTCAGGAACCATACCTTTTTGTTACCAGGAATTACTGGAGCATTGTTATATTCTTCTCTGGTTCTATACGCCATGAGAAATAACCTTAGTTTGGAATACCAATAATAATTAGATTTACACCAACAGTAACGTCACCTGAAGCGTTAAACTTTACAATTCCATCTACACGAGATGTGGTAACGCTCTTTAGGATTACTGTAATATCCTTACCTGCAGTTGTACCACCAACGTTTACTGGGGTTGCAGTTGCAACAGGTGCAAACTTGTATTCTGCAGGATATGGATATGAGAATGGCTGCTCTGATCCAGCTAGCACTGAAGAGTTATTATAGACTTCAATGTATGCTGCGTTCATCTTTACTCCAGAAGACAAAACACTTTGCTTCCCATCTAGAGGAGTCTCAACAGTTACATACTTGTTTGTTGAAGGAGCAACCTGATTGGACAGAGTGTTTACTGCATCAGCAATCTGATAGATATATGTTAGGTCAATTGGTTGACCACGTTCTGGTAGCGGAATTTGTGCCATAGTTCTTCTATTATACCACGTCTGGCTAGTCTAGGTCAAATACGCCTGAATCAGCGACAGCCATTGATGGTAATACCTTTCTTGGATATGTCATTGTTTGAACAAGAACTCTTGTAGAGAGCTTACCCTGTGGTACTGGTATAACAGCTGAGTTACCAACGACAGTTGCAAAGTACTCTAGGGTTCCTGTGCTTCCTGTTTGTGTTCCCCATGCTACGTATACGTCATAATTGTTTACGGACTGGTTTGGTTCCTTTTGGAACAAGGCTACTGCTGCATCACTGACGTTCCATTGTGCTGTAATGATTGATCCATTACTTGTAAGAACTATATTGCTGTCTTCTGCTGCCGTCAAATCTATGGCAGTTGGATTAATCAGATACTGTGGAGACCAGTGTGATGTGCGGTTCAAGTCTTCAGATATAATTCTAAATCTAACTACATAGTGATTCTTGTCCGCATTAATTGGTGGAAGGCTATCTCTAGGTACAGTGACCTTCCTAATGCTTGAATCTGCCATTAGATCACATCCATTGCAAATCTAAACTCTAGCAAGCTTGATGTGTTAGTTTCCTTAATGATTGGAAGGCCACCAGTTGTTTTAGCAACAGTGTACCCAACTAGGCCATACAGTGGATTAACTGTAGTCGTATTTTCAATTCTTACTGAGTCAAGGCCAACGTAGTACTTGCTTGAGTAGCCATTGGCATGGCCTGCAGGACTTACAGCTGTCTTGCTTAGGTTTGTTCCAGTGGCATCAAAGCTTAGGGTTAGCTTGTCTGTGCTAACTGCTGTGATTTTCTTTACGCCATTGTATGGTGAGCCAACGTCTGATATCGTAACTCTTCCACCAACGCCAAAGCTGTGAGGTGTGGCAAATGTCAATGTTGCAACGTTATCAGTTATTTCCTTGTGTGTGATATCCATCTGTGCAGTAGGAATTGATACGAATATCTTAATAGCTGTAACGTTTCTCCAACTAAATTCCTGAGACTTTTCAAGATCTTCTAGCTTTGAAGTGGCAACAAAGTATCTGTTGTTATTAAAGTTGTCTCCAACTGCAGTCAGGTGTGTTCTCATTCTTGCATACTGCTGGTTCAATCCTGTAATATCATCAGAAGAAACAAAGTCAATAATTACCTTTACGTCGCTTGGGTTTGATGAGTCAGCATCTTTGTTGATTACAGATAGGCCAAGTCTTAGCTCATCCTGTCCAGAGTTCTTATCCAGGTTAAGAGATATTCCATTAAGGTGAAGGTGCGTTCCGTCTTCAGAAGATACGACCATGCTTGAGTCAGATCCTGTCACTGAAGATGCGTCTCCTCTAACAATAACTGTATTGTTTAGGAATCTTGATCTTTCATTTCTACCAATTCTAACAGAGCTATCAAAGATGCTATTGTCTGAGTTTGCTTGGAAGGCAAGGTCTGGTACGTTGATTGATCCAGTAGTAGCTCCATCTGGTACAGTAAGGTCTGCTAGCTTATCTAGTGTTTGAGAGTACTTTGTTAGGGTTGATGCTCCAGATGACTGGTGGTATTCCCAGTTTTCTCCAACTCCAAATGAGTAAAGGATTCTGCTATCTGATGTTCCTGCTGATGGGTTTGAGCCTGCAGAGTAAACGCCAATCTCAGTAATTTCGTATCGCTCTTCTGTTGGTAGCTGTGCTGTGAAGACTATGCTTGAGGTAACCTTTGTTGCAACACCACCAGAGGTCCATGTTCCTGTGTTAGTTCCAACAACTGTAAACTGTGAAGATGTGGCTGTGGCAATCAAGGCGTTTGTTTTGTTATATCCAGCAACGTTTATTCCCACAATGTCAACAGTATCTCCAGCATTGAAGTTATTGGTTGCAGTGTATGTAATGACAGAACCGTTTCCAGCTGCATTAGTTATTGTTGCCTGGTCTGTTTCAGTAACATACCCCCTTGAAACAATTGGTGCACGGAACATCTCAAAGTCTAGGTTCTTCTTGTCAGAGTAGTCTCCAAAAGATCCACCGTCAGCATCAATCGCTGCAGGTCCGCAACCAAACGCAATGTATGATGCGTATGCAGGGGTTTGCCCAATGAGGTATTTTGCAAGTATGTTCTTGCCAGTATTAGTTAACATTCAAATCAATTCCTTTAGTATATTGTATCATCTAAGATGTCTCCACGGCTAAGAATTTGAACTTCAACTCTTTCATCTTCTGCTAAGTTATAGACATTTACTATTAAGTTTCTGGTGTCTTCTTCAATATATACGACCTCGCCGTATGGGCCTGTGCCAGAATCTGGGATCTTCTTTTCAAGCTTTATTGAGAAGTTGTCAAAGGTTGTTCTGCTTGAGCCTTGTACTGGCACCAGTGTTTGTGGACCATACTTCAACCCAAGGCTGGCCAAATTCTTTATTGGGTTATATGCTACGTTCTGACCGTTTACAGTGTCGTTTCTAGCAATGCTGATAAGCTCAGTACCAGCGATATCCTCAAACAATAGTGAGTACATAACTGGTACAGCAAGGACTGAGCTCTCCAGTAGGATGTCTGGTCTAGCTGACTTTACGGCATCGCTAATCTTGCCTGCAACTCTAGGAGTAGATGGCATTGGTGGGATTGGATTAACCATTAGGCTACCTCGCTCAAGTATAGTGTCATTGATGGTCCTGAAGAGTCTCTATCCTGCTGCATGTTATACACAATAAATCTAGATGACTCTGAAGCAATTATATCATTTCCACTGAGGTCTTTGTAGTTTATAGTAACTATATCTCCAAGCTGAATCATTGGGTTAGAGAATATCTTTACACCAACAGCTAGGCGTGGCTTCATTATCTTAGATATCATCCAGCCCATTAGGCTCTCTGCATCATCTGCAGTCTGCAAATACTTTGGAGCTATGCTGAATTCGTTCTTGCCATATGCTAGTCTGCTAGTCTTAATGTCATAGAATCTTTGCTGCTCTTTTTCTGGAGAAACAATTAGCTCACCATTAAAGATTTCTGGCTTAGAGAAGTCGCTTCTTCTAGAGAAGTAGTCATCTACAGTATACTCATTGGTTGACTCATTGGTAAAGGTGACACCCTGGATCTTTAGATCATTTCCATTTTCCCCCAAAGAAAGCAAGCTGTCTGTTGCATTAAAGATTAAGAATTCTGCCTTGTAGGCTCCTGCCATAAAACCAGAAACCGTAAAACCTTTTAGCTTTGTTACTGAAGGAGATAGCTTTGCAAATAGTGCTGGGTAGGCTTTGTCATATCTAGCATTGAAGTATGCAGCCTCTCGCATGATTGTGCCAAACTCTTCAAAGTACATGTCATAGGCAGGTGGCTCAGATGGGCTGATGCCAGATAGGTATGATGACTGAATGATTCCACTCATTGCATACTTTCTAAACGAATCGTCAACTGAGACTGCGTCTTTAGCAAACACAGAAGTTGCAGGAAGGTTTACAGATGTTGCTGTATTTTGTGAGTAGTTGTTTGTTAGTGCATAAACATTTTCAAACATTGCTCTTGAGCTACCACGGATGAATAGTGCCATATTGTTTATGATTGGTAGTGGGCTTTCGTCATCAACGATTTGAATGAGGCTATTGTTTAGGTATAGATAGAATCTACGAGTGTTTCCAATTGTCTCATACTCTACCGCCAAATCGTATACAGATGGGTTCTTTTCTGTAGAAACCCTTGTCTGTCCAACATAGTCGCCATTGTTTGAGATGATTCCTGCATATCCTCCCCATAGCTTTACTGGCACAGCTTTGCCGCCTGAGCCCAATACCTTATAGAAGAATACATCGTGAACATTTAGATTTACATAATCAGATACGTTATTTGCAGTCAGAGCCGCAATTTCAAAGTAGTATCCAGTGTTCTTGCTTGGATCAACCATGATAGAGATTCCAGCACTAGCTCCACCAATTGCTGTACTCTTTTCTGGGGTTGCCTCTGTTGTCTGATAGTAAGAGGTAACGCCCACAGGAGTTTGCAAACGATTCTCATCATTCTCAGTCTTGCCAACAATCCTAAGTCTGGTTCCAAAGTGCTTATAACTATTGTTTAGTGGCTTGTGTACATAAGAAACATAGTCTATTGGATTTTCTGTACTCAGGAATGTTCCGCCAGAGAAGACTAGTGATGAGGATTGAACTGTTCCAGATTGTGTAGAGTATAGCCTGTTGGCTTCTGTTTCTGGTACGTAAGAATTGCTAAGGAAGTTTTTGATGATTCCATTTCTGGTGCTACGAGTAGCTATGCTATTTGCCTCGCCAGCCACACCATTATCGTATCTTACAATGTAGGTGTATGTGTTTGAGTCATCAACCGTTGTTTGAGAAATGTTTCCATTTGTGAAAGTGAAGTCAAGTGCGAACGAGTTGGTAGATGAGTTCTTAACCTTCCAGGTAGTTCCAGTTATCAGTGCATTGAGGGCATCTAGTTCCTCTGATCCAGATAGCAGGGTTCCAGAGAAATATGCAATATCTCCATTAACAAAGCCATGTGCATAAGTAGTGTTGATTGTAACTGTTCCACTGGTTAGAGATATACCATTAACCAAAGAGTAGGCTGATGCAAAGGCTTGATCTGTAAATAGATAACTTGATTGCATCTCTACACCACGGACATTATCGTTGTTTGACCAATACTCGTTTAGTCCTGCATTGTGATATGCTGGAACGATCTTACCGTCAGCATTTCTAGTGCCTGTTCCAAACTGGCATCTTCCGTGCTTCGCAACAGGACCATTCTTTAGTCTCGTGTATCCACCAACAACTTCATAGTTTGGCTCTGAGTAAATTCTTATTAGTCCAGTTGGATACATCTTGCCGTTAAATGGCATTTTTGCAAAATACTTTTCATACTCTTGAGAGTTGGTGATCCAAACGGTACTTCCATCTTCAGAGTCTTGGCCAATTGTTAGACCTGGTACGCTGTATTGAACAGCATCAAATTTGATAACTTCACCATTTGCATAGAAGTATCCATTGTACCTCTCTAGGAAGTAGATAGCCTCTCCAAAGTTAATAGTGTTAGCATAAATCTTATTATTTGACACATAAGGCAATTCATCAGATAGGTCTGCATTAAGTGGCATTGCTGATAGAACATATCCGTCAGAAGATCCCTCTCCACCGTTTCTAGACGTTCTTCCCTTTTCTGGTGGAGTTACTGCCCATAGCTCAGCAGGTCTATAGATCCAATACTGGTCTCGCTCTAGAGATCCATTGATGTTGGTTACTCTTGGCTCTCGCTGAATGTACCTTGCAGAATACTGAATAGATCCAGAGTTGTAGACAGAGTTATTCTGAGAACTTATCTCAATTATGTTTGCTAGCTTATCTAGTCTCTGAGAGTTTGACACTACACCAATCTTTTCAAAGTCCTTTGTTCCATATAGAGTTATGTCTGTTGGTCTTTGCTCTTCTGTTGGAAGCATGTAGTCCTTAGTCATTACAACAAAGTTGTTGTACTCGTCAAAGAACATTGTGCTCTGTGTTGAAATGGCTATGTCCTGCAAGATTTCTGCAACAGACTTGTCTGGCTCTATGAAAAAGCTTGGAATGATTGGGTCAGACTCTGTGTCTAGTCTTTTAAATATGTAATTGGAAAAGCCAATGTAGTCTAGCAATGTTGCAACTGCATAGCTTAGAGATGCATCTGTCAAAAAGATTTGTGGAGCTCTCATGAACTCAAAATAGAAGAACATATCTCTTGCTGATATTGTGACCTCTCTAGAGGTACTGTTAATAGCTGGGAATCCTTCTGAGTATACCGTTTTTAGTGGTACGTAATAGTTATATCCATCTACATCAAGAATGGCTTCGTAGATTTTAATCTGAACACTTTGCGATGTGAATCTAGAGATTATGCTATCTGGGTTAGTCTCTGAAAATGCAAGGTCATAATCAAATAGGTTGATGGTTCCTGTTCCAGCTAGGAGCTGTCCTACTGGCATACCGCTGATTCCAAGATCAGATGCTGGCTTGGTTATCTGATATCCAGATACCTTGTCAGTTAGGTTGACTGCAAGTCTTGGAGACATTTCGATTAGGTCAAAGATTGAATCAGCCTTTGTCATTGTCTCAACGACGATGCGTAGTCCAGAAATATTCTGGAATTCACGGTACTCTGATTTAGATGTTTTTGGGTTAATGAATTTTGGTGGAGAGACCAAAGAAGTAACAAGACCTTGATCAGTCTGCGATCCTTCATCAACTAGTGTCCATCCATAGTCTGGCAAGAATTGCTCATAACCAGTTCCAGTCCATATGTGGAATACTCCTAGATTGGTGTCAGAAGATCCAACAAGATATGCGTATCCATTTGTGCTAGATTCTGGTAGTGAATAGCTTGAGATAAACTCTCCAGCATAAATAAATTCAGCCTTATACTTGTCTGGAACAATAAGCCCATACCCAACCTCTACATATCCGTCAGGACCAACTACGGCACTTCCGTTATTTCTAGTAGAGTTTTCTGTAAAAGATATTGCAGTAACCCAATCGTTGTTTTCAAGATACTGGATTGCCCATCTTTCAGGAACAGTCTTGTTTGTGTCTCCATAGAATGGGTCATCAAACTGTCCTGCGTTATTCATGAATGGACCAAGATCAATTGAACCAACACCAGACTGCATCTTAACTACAATCTTGTTTGCTGGTACTGCTTCTTTGTATACTGCAAATGGGGCAACATCGTCTATATAGTGTTTGTTGTTTATATAGTTTGATGCGATACCTCGCTCATCTGCACCATCTGTTCTAAAAGATGTCCAATACTTAAACTGATCATCCTTGTGAGCCATATAGAACCTTGGTCTCTTAAACATGTCAACGTTAGCGTGGTGTAAGTATTGTGAAGATGTCTCTAGATATCTAACCTTATTAATTCCAGATCTAGGCCTAAACTTTCCAAAGCAATCTTCCAATGAGTATAGGAGGCTTTCCTTTTCTTTTGCTGATTTGAATAGGGCTGGGATTTCTGCGGTAGCGTCAGAGTATCCACCATCTACGACTATATCTGAATCAGTTGCTCCAGTGTAGAAGCCTCCTGCATCAAGAATGTCAAATGCGTTCTGTAGTGATGCATATATTGACTGCTCTAGTAATGGCTTGGATAGTCTTTCGTATGGGCGATAGCGATAGTTGCCAGCCTTAATAATGTTGCCAGGAACGTTCATGTTCCATTCTGCGATTAGCAGTGGCTTAGAGTTTATGGTTGATGACGTTTCAATATGCGTCTTTAGTTCTTCGCTACTCCACATACTAAACCTCTTCTAGTGTTACTGAAACATTCCAAAAGTCATAGTTAGATGATCCACGCTTAACAACTGAGTAAGAGAAATCAGCAAGGTACATTTCAACAACCTGGTTATACTTTGCTAGTTGTAGGAAAGCGTCTGCATCGTTTCCGTATGAGTTGTACTTGTCATACGCTAGATATACCCAGAATGGATCCTTGTGGTTCTCGTACCAGTTTAGCATCTCTACCCCACCAGCACCACCATCAGTGGTATACTCGCCAGATGTCTTAGTCTGTAGAGACTTTCCAGTAGATGGATTAAAGTTTGCCAATGAGGCAAAAGATCTTGACGGTAGCATTGTCCAAGAAGCTGTTACAGTTAATTTATCTGCAATGTGGTATGAACGCATACGACCATTGATCATACGCTCACGCTTTTCAAGTCTATTTATCTTAAAGTCAATTGGGCTACGGTTATCATCAGATAGGATGATAAACTGGTCAACCATAGGATCTCCAGTAACTCCTGAAACGTCTGTTGCACTTTCGTATCCAACTGGAACATAATACTGTTCGTCTTCTACAGAAACAATTGTTCCAGAGTTTTCTGCCCAAAGCATAGCCTGTGGTCTGGCATATTTTTTGCGACCTAATAGGTATTCTGCACTAGCCATTGAAGTTGTTTCCTCTAATCCTCTGTGAGTCAATTCTCTTTATCTGTGTCATAACTTCTCTAGCAATCTTATCTGGGTTTGCATCAGTTGCGACATTGACGTTGATACTATAATTATACACTGATTCGCCGTTGTATGTACCACTATTTATAGCTTTCATACCGTCTACCCCAAAGTTTGCCACGGCAGAACGCTTCATAACAAACTCTCCTGGGGTTAGCATAGCAGGTACTGTATCAGTTCCTCTTGACGCAAATAGGCCTCCTACGTTCATATACTTAGGCTTAACCATTCCTCCATTAGCATATCCACCTGCAGCAATCTTCTTGTCAAGATTTGTTTTCTGTGTGGTCAACATGGTAAGGCTTTGTGCCACTTGGGCACCCTCATAAATTTTTCCTTCAAGTTGCTTCTTTAATCCTGGTATAGATGCCTGACCATAGTTAGAGTTAGAAAGAGTTGTTATTGTTTGCTTTAGATTCTCAATTGCAGTCTTTACTGTTGCTGCCTGCTTCTTCAGGTCGTCAATCTGCTTTTGAAGGGCTGATGACTTGGCCTTATCAGCTTTCATTGCTGCAGAGTCAGCAGTAGCTCCTCCGCCAGAACCATTTCCTCCACTTGGTGGGGTTGTGACTGGCTTATCTGTGTTAGTTCCAGTAGAGGCCGCTACGGTAGCAGTTCCTACAGCCTTCCATGCAGCCTCAATTTCCTTAACCTTGGCTAGAGCAGCTTTATATTGCTCTTCTAGATTAAAGGCCTTTGTCTTAGCTTCATCAATTGCAAGCTTTAGGTCATCCCACTTGGCTCGTTGTGCAGCCTTGGCATCAAGCTCTGCCTGCTTTTGATCCTGAACAGTCTTTAGTGCTGAGTTAGCCTTATCTAGATTATCCTGTGCAGGCTTTAGCTGGTCAGTCTGAATCTTGTAGATTTGGTCTTCAAGAATTCTGATGTCGTTAAGTTTACCTTGGCGAAGTGATTCAATGCTGAAGATCTTATCCTGGATTACCTGGATCTCTCCATCAACCTTTTTCTTCTTTAACTCAAGTGCATAGATTTTTTGACCAATCTCAAATTGACGTTGCTCAATCTGTGCCTTAGTCATGCCACTTTCAGATCTTATGTTAGCAATCTCATTGGCTCTAGCTGCGTCAAGGGCTGCTGCTGCACGCTCTGCTGCCTTAGCAGACTCTTCTTGCTGTGCTTGTTGCATTGCTTTGGCTGCTGCTGAAGCACTACCGCTAGAAAGAGCCTGTGCAATTGACAGTCTTGACTGATCTGCATCAAGAATATCCTTGTTTATTTCTGCAACCTTTTCAAGATTCTTCTTCTGTTCATCATACTTGTCATTGATGTCAGATTCTTTCTTGCTGATTAGGTCAAGATCGTGTGCTAGAGCACTGGACTCTTCCTGTAGGTTTGCGATTGGTCTGTTGTAGTTAAGCTCAATTGAACGCTCCAAAGCCTCTACCTGTTTGTTTAGTGCCTCAATAGGTCTATCTATTGTAAGCTCTATGTCTCTTTGCTTTTCGTCAACCTTTGACTGAATACTGTCAATGTTTTTCTGAATTGTATCTACTGCTGACTGAGCGGTATCTACTGCTTTTTGAGCTGTCTTTTCTTGATCTCTAAAGTTAGCCTCAATTCTTCTTTCTTCAGCATCAATCTTTGCCATTGCCTGGTCGTAAATCTTATTAAACTCAGTCTCCATACCCTCTGGAGTTGACATATTTAGCAGAATCTCAACTCTCTTTTGGTTTGGGATTGAACTAATTGCATCAGCAACACGCTTGCTATTGATAACGCCATCCTTCAAATCATCAACAAATGCCTGAGCCAAGTCCTTGTCTCCAAGAATTGTCTGCATATCATCAACAGTCAGCCCAAGCTTTGATAGCATTGGAGCAATCTTTGCAAAGCTTTCTGTTAGTCCAGATGCTGTGTTATTATTTCTAGTAAAATCTAGTAGAGCATTTGCCTTAGCTGCTGCAGAGGCTGCCTTGATTTGAGCGGTAAGCTCTTTCCACTGTTTGGTACCAACCTTGGTAGATGCTACGGCTGCTGCAAGAATCTTGTCTTGTGCAGTTGCAAATGCAAGACCTGCATTGATACCAGCCTTGGTTAGCTTAGCATACGCTGTGTTTGATTGAGCAATTTCTTTTCTTTGGTCCTTTAATTGCTCCATAGCTTTTTGAAGTGGAGTCTTTTCTGGTGCACCACCGCCGCCACCGCCAGTTACGCCAAGCTTGTCTGCAGTTCCCTCAAGCTTCTTTAGCTCTCTCATCTTTGTAAGAACAGCCTGAAGATTGTCATCTGTTCCAGCAATAGCGTCTTGTGCGTTGGCAGCTGCAATAGCGGTTGCCCACATAGCATCTCCAGCAAGTGCCTGAGCTTCTGATGCTGAGAATCCTTGGTCAGTAAGTGTCTTGTATGCGTCAATCTGATTTCTTAAACTGGTGATCTTCTCATCAGCTGAAACCATAGCTGCTTCAATATCAGCATTTGCCTGTGTTGCTTTTGTTTCGGCTTCTTTTGCAACTACAGTTTTGTCAATCAGGTCATTTAGCTGTGCTCTTGCATCGTTAGCTGCTTGCTGCTCTTTTGGAGTTGCCCCCTCTTTTTGACCAGCAATAATAGCGTCACGCATCTTAGTCATCTTAGATGGGTCTACACCAGATGCAGCAGCCTTAATAAAGATTAGCTGATCCTTGAAGTCTGTAACTCCCTTTAGCTGCTCATCAAGGCCCATGTTCTTGGCAATTGTTGGCACAATCATTGCAAGTGCTTGAGGATCCATACTATCTAGGTTTCCAGATATGTTATCCATCTGGTAGTTGAACTGTTCTGCAGACATTGCTCCAGACTCAAAACCAGTCTTTAGTGATGAGAAGAGTGTTGAATATACTCCAGAAGCCTGTTCTGCAGACTGCTTTAGAGCATCGTTCTGTCCATAGGCTGTGTAGTTAGAGTTATACTCTTTTGCAAACACATCTCCATAAGTATTTGCTGCTTCTTGGGCAAGCTTTGTAATTTGTGCTTGGCCGCCGTTGGTTGTTAGATCTATGTTAGATGTAAAGCTTAGGTCTAGGTCTGTTCTTCCTGCCTCAGCTGCAATAGCCTTGATGAGTGTATCCACTGCCTCTTTAGGTGCCCCAGAAGCTGAAAGCTGGATTGCCATGCTGTTTAGTGATAGCTCTGCCTGCTCTGCGGTTGCATTCTTGATAGCAGCTATCTCGTTGCCAAAGCCCTTGTCAGAGCTCTTAAAGTCTTCGTTAGCACGAAGTTCTGTAATCTTTGTCTGTTGTTCAGATGTAGAACCTGCAGTTGTTCCTGCAAAGGCACCAGAGAAATCTGCACCAGTTGCCGTGAATCCTAGAAGATCTCCAGCCTGCTTCATCTTTTCAGATGTTAGATATGCGGCATCTCCAAGCCCCTCAATCTTTTTACGCTGCTCTTCCATGATTCCTGCAACCACCTGGAAGACAGCAAATGCGGTAACAGCCCAACCAATAACAGGTATAAACTTTAGAAGTGTAGATCCAAATCCTTGAATGAAAGGTAATGCTCCTGAAACAACCTTGCCAAGATTTCCAAAGATATTTGCTAGCTTTCCGCCTTGGCCCATTATCTTTGTTGGGATAGATCCTGCTGCGTCTGCTGCAAATCCTCCAGCTGCCTTGATTCCTCTTGCAGCTGTCATTCCACCGCCAATAGCAGTTTGTAGCATCTGTCCCTTGGTTAGCAATTCAAGAACTGATGAGAATGCAAACACTGAGTTTGTGATTGTAAATAGTGCATCACCAAAAGCACCTAGCTTTACTCCAGACATTTCTAGTCCCATTGCGATGCTACCAACAGCACCAGAAACCATCATAGCTTTTTGTGCTACTCCAGATAGAGATGAAACAACCATTCCAGAAGCTCTGCTAATTGCTGCTGCTCTGCCTGCTTCTACCTGTGCCATCTTCTCAGAGGAGAATACGTTGCCAGACTTGTTGTCTCTAGTAAATGTCATTGGACCAGTGCCAACTGATACCTGACCCTGGCTTGCTGCTCTTGAGCCTCTCTTGCGAGCAGTGCCAACTGTTTGAGCAGTTGCTTGCTCTATTTGCTTTTCACCCTCAACAATTCCTTGCTCTATGCCGTCAACAATATTCTTTGCAGCCTGCTTCATCTTCTTTGATGGAGATGCAGACTTTGACTCTGCATTTATGCTATCTGCAAACTTTGAAGATACTGGCTCTCCAACGTACCCTTGCTTTCCTGCAATGTTGCTACTACTGCTTCTGAATTGTGCCTCAGAAAGAATCTTAATCTTTTGCTCTTCTGTCTTAGCAACGTTGAGTAGATCTCTTACAGAGCTTTCAACACGTGCGATCTCTTGGCCAGTCTTGGTGTCAACAATTGCTGTACCACCAATACCGTTATCACCAATCTTTTGTTGGGCTAGTCCAGCCTTAACAGCAGCTAGAACTTGCTCTCTAATTGGTACAGTTCTTTCAGCACTAACCTGGTACCTATTGAGCATGGCATTACCCATGGTTCCCATAGCTCCTGATTGCTGAGATGCCTTGGCAAATGCAGCTTGGGCTGCAGGGAATAGATCTTTAGTTTCATTTACACCAGATGCACCACGAGCCTTGGCTCTAGCGATTGCATCATCACGGATTGCATCTGTAAGGGTAGCTAGGGCATTAATTTCATCTTGAGTAAGCTTGTCGCCCTTACCCTTAGTAGCTGCAGTCTCAAGACCTGTTCCTGACTTAACCTTGTTCCACTCAGTGGCAAAGCTAGCAAAAGCCATCTCACCCTTAACGCTGTCGTTAAGCTGCTTAGTGGCACCCATTGTTACACCTGTAAGGCCAACTCGTCCAGTACCCTCGTAGCCTTCAGTAACTCTGTCAGCAAGGTGCATTCTAACAAGACCATCAGACTCTTGCTTTTTGGTCTTTAGTCCTTCTGCAGCTGCTGCTTGAGCAACAGCCTTTTTAGTTAGCTTTCCATTTGCAGTAATGATCTCATCAAGCATTTTAGTAATTACAGACATGTCTGTGCCTGCAGAAACTAGTGAAGAGATGAAGGCTTCAATTGGTCCTGAAGACCCTCCTCTAGTCGTATAGGTGTTTCCACCAACACTAGCAGTGCCTGTTGCAAACCCAGGAATCTTTCCTGCAATGATTCCAGAGATTAGTGGTGCATACTTCTTTGCCTTGTCTGCAGGAATAATAGCTTCACCGTTTGAAACCATTGCTGCAATTGAATCTGAAGTTCCTGTTCCCTCGCCTGAAACGAAGCCACCCTTAGCAAATTTCTTTACAGCAGGCGATTGACCAATGCTTGTTGCAATTGGCCTACCTGCAAAACGCTGAGATGCAACATCTGCTCTTTGGTATGCTGCTGCTAGAAGGTCTACTGCAGAAGCTTCTGCTGTAAATATTTGTGGAAGTCTGCTATGTGTCTGCTCTAGAGATGCAGCAACTGCACTAGCCTTGAGCTGTTCTTGAGTTAGGTAGCTAGTTTGCTCACCAAGAACCTGTTCACTATTGCTGACACCTAGGAACATATTGCGTAGGAACTGGAATCCCTTTACAAGGTTTGCCACACCGTTAGCTACTAGACCAAATGTCATCAAGGCTACTGGGGCCAAACCACCAAGAACAGCAATTGTTCCAACAATGAATCCCTTGGCGTGATCGCCCATATTGTTAAATGTTTCTAGAACCTTGCTACCAAATTCAATGAGTGGTGTTACAAGCTTCATGAACTCCGCACCAACAGGGGCTAATTGGGCCTTAAACTCCTCTATGGCGGCTTTAAACTTGTAGGTGATAGATTCCTCTACCGTTTTTAATTCTTTGTCTGAGAGGGCTGCTAGCTCTGATGTGGTGGCACCCATAAGTTCTAGAACCTTGCTTGCCTGGCTACCCTCAGCAACTACGTTTTGGAAGAGAGTTGAAATACGAGAGAATTGGAACTTTCCAAATAGCTGCTCAATAGCACGTGCACGAGTAAGTGGGTCTAGGGTGTCTAGTGCCTTTGCAAAGTCAATGACAGTACCCTTTACATCTCCAGCATTATTTGAAACAATCTCACGGATGTTGACACCATAGAGCTTAAGCATGTCAGCAGCTTTTTGGCTTGGGTTAATTAGGGATGCAAGACCAGACTTAAGTGCGTTAGCACCTTCTGATGCATTAATTCCACCTTCCTTCATGGCTGTTAGGAAGAAGGCTAGGTCTTGTACGTTACCGCCAAGTTGTTGAACTACTGGACCTGCTTTTGGGATAGCTTCAGTTAGGTCTTCAATGGATGTTACAGTTTGGTTTTCAACTGCGTTAAGGAAGTCAATCTTCCCAGCAAGTTGCGAAGTGGCAACTCCAAAAGTGTTTGTGAGGGATATAGATGTCTCTAGTGCCATTTGCTGATCTACGTTACCAAGAACAGATAGACGAGTTGCTTCAGTTACCTGGGCAGTAAGGTCTGCACCTTTCTTACCCATAGCAGCTGCTGAGGCAGCTAGAGTCATTGTGTCTTTAACAGCAATTCCATATTTGGTAAACTCTTCGCCAAGAGTCTTTATCTGATCAATCATTGCATCTGTTTCTGATGTTGGGGTCATCAGGTCACCGTAGACACGCTTGAACTTAATCGTTGCTTGCTCTAGCTCCATGAAAGCTTGTGCAGCAGTAGATCCAAAAATGGATAGTGGAATGGTAAAACCAACCATAAGCTGACGACCAGCCCACTGAGTATTCTTACCAAAGTTTAGAAGATTTGTAGATCCTTGCTTAAGTAGCTGATTAAAGATCTGTTGCTTTTGTGCATTGATTGCTTGCTGAGTAGACAGATTATTCAGATCAAGCATTAGCGGTCGTACCGCTATTGAGTTTAGGGATCCAGAGGCATCTCTTCCAAGAGAGATGTACTGTGTTTGAAGAGTCTTTACTCTTTCACGAGCAGTCTTTTCAATTGTGTTGAACTCATTGATAAAGTTTTTACCAAAAGTCTTTGATCCAGATGCTGTGTAACGAAAATACTCTCCAAGAGAGAGCTTGTTCTTTTCTAGTGCAGAGGTGAAAGATTCTGTACTAGACTTAATAGTCTGCATCCTGGCAGCAAATTTGCCAGTTGCATTGATGTCACCAATTAGTGAACGTTGTAGATCTTGTGCTGATGCTGCGTTAGCTGCCGAGCTAGCCTGCATCTGCCTTTGAAAGGCTGATATCTGTCTCTGGAGATTCTTGAGTGACTCCAGAGCACTGGAGGTATCAAGATTAACCCTTATATTAGATTGGATATCAGCCATTCATCAGCATCCCTATGAGGTGGCGTTATGCAACGCTACCAATTGGACCATCACCCAGCTTAATTCCAGATGCCTCTTCGACTATCTGGTAAACTGTTGGAAGGTCAAGACTATCCTCAAGCTTGGAGAGGTCTTCTGCAAGCTCAGGCTTATACTGCTTCATAGCAATCTGAACACACTTCATAAGAACGTCCATAGACTTATCATTGTCTGCTGCTACATCTGCAATTGCCGCAAATTCCGCAAGGAAAGAGCGAAGTAGTGAAATCTTTAGTGGTCGTACTGAAATTGTGGTTCCGTCAACAAGTGTAAGTGTTTTTGCTTCGTTGATTGTGGTTGTCATTGTTCTCCTTCTGATGAACGATTTGTTCAATCAATTATAACATAATCAGTGTTATTTTATTAGTCAATTCTTTCGTAGTCAAGCCCCATGCCAATTCCAAATCCATTCTTGGCTGCATTTTGTCCTTGCAGAGCCAAAACATCATTAGAATTACTAGCTTGTCCACGACTGAATACTCTAGCCTTCATTGCTTCCCATGGATCTTCTTCTTTTCTTCCAGATTGTTCATCTAGATCTACCCCTTGGATTGCGGCTAGAAACTTTTTTTCACTATACTCTGCTTCTCTTTTTGAATTTAGAGTTGCCGTTAGCTCTGGCATTGACATTGATGTCTCAAGCTCTTCGTAATCTTTCCAGATACCAAGCAGGAACACCTCAGACTCTAGGGCTGCTAGGTCAGTCTTTTCCCAGGTTGGCCCCTCGTCCTTATTGTCTTTTGAGTCTTCTTCTTTTGGAGCTTCCAGGTCTATGCCTGCTGAAAACTTTAGGATTGCATACATTGTCTTTACGTCAATGTTATCTTCTACGTCATCTATTGTCTTTATTGATGGATAGTATTGCTTCATAGCTACCCTGCAGCAATCTAGAAGTATGGTCATTCTAGCATCCTCTGTTTCTGCATCTTTGATTGTATCAAATAGATCCATAAACTGTCTAAGGTACTTTATCTTAAGTGGAGTAGCGTAGATCTCTGTACCATCTATTAGTGTAATTGTTCCAGATTTATATATTGTTGTGGCCATACTACAAGTATACCAAAAATAAAACTGCCCCAGCCGTAAAAGCCAGGGCAGTTCCTATTAAGTTATAAACAGCTATTAGCTAGCTGCTGGGATGATGCGGTCTACGATCTTACCGTATGAACCCTCATCGTTTGGTAGCAAGCGGAAGCTTACTTCAAACATTGTTGCTTCGTCACGCTTAGCTGATACTGTAACGCTTTCGATTGAAAGTGCACGGTAAGCAGTGTAGATACGCTCAATTGACGAACCAGCTGCACAGTCACCTGTACCTGGGCCAACTGCAACGAGACCACGCTCAACTGGACATTCACCAATCTGACCTGCAGATAGGTTTAGTTCCTGTGAACCAGCAGCAACTCCTGTTGCAACTAGATCGCTCAAGTCGCTGGTTGGAGCTGCGATAGCAAACAATAGATTCTCTAGTGTAGCTTCAGCAAAGCTAGTATTTAGGTTAACCTGCATACCCTGCTTGTAAAGCTTAGCAACGTCAAGAATCTGGTCTACCTGGACCTCACCGAAGTCAGGTTGGAACTGTAGCTCAAGACCGTTAGATGTGTATCCAACGTTTCTGAAGCCGTCAGTGCTCAACCAGCCGTTTGATGCGTTTGCACCATCCTGCAGTGACTCACGGTATGACTTTCCTGCTTCGTAAGCTGGAAGATCATCCAGTACTAGGTCTCCTCCGTTGCCGTCAGGACCTTCGTATGTGAACAATGATGCGGCACCAACGATAATGTTGGTAGCAGAACCTCTGTGTGTATATGCCATATTTTTCACCTCTTCTTCATATGGATTTTATAAAAAAGGCGTGTTTCCTCAAGACTAAGTATACCAGCCTTTTATAGTATTATTCCCCAGGGATAAGCTCAGGCATCTGGTGATACTCATAATCAATGATTATCTTGTTTCCACCATAAGTCCTGGCTGTGCCAAAGTCAATAATATCTCTTGTTTCCTCTAGCTGATAAATCTTTATTTTATGAAAAAAGAACTTGTTGGTAAGTGACTCATTCTCAACATCAATCTGTGGATTTAGTCTAGCCCAATCATTGAGCTCCTGTGCAGACTCATCTTCACGGTCCATTAGTCTTAGAACCGCTTCCTGTATTTTAACCATATTGATAATGTTATTATCTGCTGTTGCGTAGAAGTAGTATAGGGCTTGTTCATTTTTGATGTGTGGGAATGGAGATCTACGCATCTTTATAAGTCTATCCCATGTAGCCATTACTCCACCTTCTGGGAATGACCCTGTTAGGTCGTTTAGTGTTGATGGTGAGGATGGGAAGAATGGGACTTCAATGTCAGTTAGCTCTGGGATCTTTTCCTGAAGGTATTTGTTGATCCATAGTATTGGTGTATTTAGTAATGACTCTGCCATTATGCCGCCTCAATCTTTGCATTAGTTATCCACTTAAATCCAGCAGTTACCCCCAAAGATCTTCCACCACTTCTTAGCGATGCTCCCTTTGAAAATATAGAAGGATTTTCTAGATATTTAGCCAACCCACTAGACTGTAGGAATGACTGTGTAAAGTAGTTATCAAAGAATGACTTGAATGTTTTCTCAAATCCTCCCTGGGCATCTGTTCCACCTGGGCTTTGAATTGTAACTGGGTTTCTTGTAAAGACTTGTTCGCCTCCGTCTGTAAAGGCAAGAACGTTTGAGTTCTTTGGCTTTATTGTTACAGGGATTCCGTACTCCACTATTCTTGCTTTATCGTAAAATGGCACTTTTGAACCAGACTTAACTGATGACGATTGTCTGAATGTCGAATTGATAGATAGCCCTTGACCAGTAACTGAGTACTGAATGTCAAATAGTCTTGCGTCTGGGCTTCCAGACTTTTCCCACTCGTACATGTGATGAAGGATGGCTGGATCTACTCTAGCATTTGAATCAATGTAGCTGCCCAGGACCTGAGACATGCTGGAACCAAGATTGCTCAAGAATGTATTCTTGCCTCTTTGAGCTCCTTCTAAAAAGCCAACAGAGTACTCAACTAGATTTGACATCTCTTTTATAAACTGAGCAGAATCAACCTTAACACTAAACATCTGATGCCTGGTTCTCTGATCTTCTTAGTACTATGTTGTAATACTCTATACCGCCAAATGGATTCATGAAAGGCTCAACTGTGGCTATCTCAAAGATAGTTGACTTGCCAGAGCGAACTCCAGAGGTCTCTTTGTATAGGTGCTGTCCAGTCTTGGTACGAATATTTGTAACCACGATATTGGTAATTGAGGCAGACTCATCTAGGCTAGAGAATCTTGGATCGCTCTTTGATCTTCCAGAAAGGACACCAGTCTGGGTAATGTTAACGTTTGGCGTTACTTCTTCTTTGGATGCTGATCCTGCTACAGTAAAGTTTCCAATAATGGTTCTGTCAAGCATCCAATACTTTTTAACGTTTCCGTAAGCACCCTGCTCTACCGTTGGATAGTAGATGTCTGCTTGCATTGGGTAGACGAAGGTTGGAACCTCGCAGATAGTCATTATAGAACTCCAATTTTAAGAATAGACTTAGTATACTTTTCAAGCATCCTGTCTACAATGAAGTTTCCTGTTCCACTAGCGATTCTCTTTTCATCAAATGAAATCTTAAACTGATCAGTATCGTAGCTCTTGACATACTGCTTGTAGTAATCTAGGTTGCCACACTTCAAGTCGTTAATTAGCATTGTTGTTGCACTGGTAACATCAGATGGGACTGCACGGAATCCTTCGTCAAGAATGAACATGTAGTCGTAGTTCTTGTGGAATACGCCACCATCCCTTGTGTACTCAAACATGGCATCGCTTCTTGAGATTGGCAATGTCATTCTTGGATCTGTTGCTGAAAGTCTGTTGTAGTACTCATTAGATGTTTTCTGAATTGCTGAGTTATCTAGTGCTACCGAAAAATTATACATGTTGGTTGCAGGATCTTCTGCAGCTAGGTCATAGATAAGAACGTTGTTCTCATATACCTTTAGAACACGGTTTGCATCTCTCCAAATAGGCATATAGTCTAAACCATTACCCTGAGAAATTACCACTGACTTGTGGTTGTAAAAACCGTTGTTTGTGTATGTGTCAATGATTGATCTAGCAATCAGCTCATACATCTTAAATTCTTTAATTTCTGATGGGGTTGTTCCCAGGTCTGCTGGGTTTACGTATGGACGAATTATTGTGAGGTTCTCTTCGTAAATGATGTGTTCGTGTTCTGCATCATAAAAGCGAATAAGAAAGTCACGATCAAATTCTATACTTGATAGAGGAAGCTCATATACGAGAGTTCCATTCTCATCAGAAGATATTGTAATTTCTTCAACTGAGTGGTCCACCAAATCCTCAACATAGACTATGTATGCATAGTTTGCATCTGGCAAATTCCATGTTGTTGTTAGTGGATATGGTGGAACCCTCAATATTTCCATTACTTGTTGAACTCCTTGGCAACCTGCTCTGGTGTAAGAACAGTGATGTGGCTACGTGTAGTCCACTGCTCAGCAGCGGTCTTTGATACGATGTTAACTCCACGGTTAACCTTGCCAACGCCCTGCCAAACAACATTCTTTGTTGAGTGTAGAGCTACTGTCTCTTCCTTGTCTTCTGCAGCAACCTTCTTAGGGGCAGCTTGCTTGACTACAGGCTTAGCAGTACCAGTGCCAATTGCACCATTCTCAACTGGAGCAAGTGCTGGCTTTCCAGCTGAAGGCTTACCCTTGCCTTGAACGTTTGTAATTACTTCTTCTTCAGCAACAGGTTTGTCTTCAACAACTGCTTCTTCAACAACTGGAGCAACCTCTACTGGCTTATCTTCAACCACTTCTTCAACTACTGGTGACGATACGTTTTCAGACTCTACTAGAGTCTCTTCATTTTTGTTTTCTACGGACATAAAATCCTCCTATCAATTAATTATATCAGATATTAAAAAAGAGGGCAGGAGCTAAGTGGCCCCTGCCCCCTCTTAAAAGGTACTGATTAGAGATTAGCTCTCTGCACCAGCGTCAGCGAATGCAATGGCATCCTCTTCTTCCCACTGAATACCGAAACGTACGAATACGGTGTACTCAATGGTG